ATCATATTCTTTTCTAGAAACTAATCTATTTTTAGGTAAACTAGGATATATTAATTCTTTGTCTACACCTTCTTCTTGCTTTACTCTATTCATTTGTTCTTCCATATCACTAAATTTCAATATTTCTGTAGATTTAATAATATCTACATATTCATAATGTCTAGCTACTAAGAATTTACTGGAACAATTATAACAATTAAAGTCTTCATGATATTTAAAAGGAATATAATCTACTAATTGTCCATTATACAACATAACATATTCATTTTTATAATCACTCAACTCATAAGTACATCCACAATAAGGACAGTAACGCAACAAGAAATCTATAGGAGTCAAATATTGGTTAATAATAGAATCTCTAAAAATGCCTAAAGGGTGATTTCTAGGAACTTTATTCAATAAATCTGCATATTTATTTCCTAAATTTAAAGTTAATTGATATTTATTTTCAAATGAATAAAAGATATCGCTAAAGTCTATCGGTAAAATATTATGTATTGAAATGTTTTGTAGATTACGTTCTAAAATATTAAATTCCTTACAATCTCCAAAGTCATTAATTAAATAAAAATATTCACTAAGATAAGTATCATTATATGAGTCTATATTACCATTTAGTGCATGAATTAATTTATTACGTTGTTTAGCCATTTCTTCCAATACTGTCGATGCTTGAAGAGCAAACAACATTTCATCTTCCAAACTCTCAAAGTAAGGGTTTGGATCATAAGGGTCCGTATTCATAATTCGTTGAATCAGAAATAGTCTTTGCTTTTTAACAACTTCTTCAACAACATAAGTTTGTCCGATGTTAAGCTCTGCAAGTTCGTAAACCATCTTCCATCCTTCTTCTTGATCAAAGGCTATTTCTAGTGCTGGGGTCTTCTTTTTCATTGCGATGTTCTTCTTCTTCTTTTCGAGTCCATTTTTCGTCAATTTCTTCTTATATAAGCCACAAAATGGAGCTCCGATGAAATGGTAATGATAGAAATCATTACCAACTGCAGTCATATGACCAGCAGCTAAGATGTTAAGTTGTTGTTCAAATGTCAGTGACATATTGTCGACGATATTTTGTCTATCCGCTATGATAAACTTCAATTTAATATTCTGGATGAATAACCGCTATGTTATTCTTCAATTGATTGATTTTGATACTTGTAGATGTACAACCACAATGTTATACTTCAATTTAATTGAATAATCGCAATATTATTCTTCAATTTCAATATCTGGGTGTATAACCGCAATGTTATACTTCAATTTTGGTGAATAAGCGCTATCTTATTCTTCAATTTTAAATAATTCGGATCACGCCGCTGTTGATCCTCCAAAAGAATGCCTGGTGTTAACGTCCA